GCAGCGACGCGATAATAAAATCGATAAATACATCGATTGGATATCATAGAATCTTGCTGAGACATGGAGCGCTAAAACGAAAATCAAAAGTCTGCTACATGGCAGGTAAAATACGCAGGTGTGTGGTTGTGGAGATAAAGAGGGAAAAAACTGGACATCCGGATAGAGTTGAGAAGGGGTACTAATATGAATTACGAGGAGTATATTAAATCTAAGCAACAGACCGGAGCGAACCATGGGTTTGAGCCGTTGTTTATGCCTGACTTCTTATTCGATTTTCAAAAGATGTTGACCCAATGGGCTATTGAAAAGGGGCGGTGCGCACTATTTGAGGATTGCGGATTAGGTAAAACACCACAGCAATTAGTATGGGCTCAAAACGTAGCTCTCAAAACAGATAAACCAGTTTTAATATTGGCACCCTTGGCGGTGTCTTCTCAGACGGTGAGAGAGGCTGAAAAATTCGGTATCGAAATCTATAGGTCGATGGATGGTAGTGTTAAATCTAGAATAACAATTACCAATTATGAAAAACTAAGCATGTTTAATAGTGACGATTTTTCTGGAGTGGTATGCGACGAATCAAGTATATTGAAATCCTTCAACGGAACTCGCAAGGCTGAGATAACAGAGTTTATGAGGAAAATTCCCTATCGATTACTTGCGACTGCCACAGCTGCTCCAAATGATTATATAGAACTAGGCACCTCTAGCGAGGCGCTCGGTTACATGGGGTTTATGGATATGTTAGGTCGCTTTTTTAAAAACGACAACAATACAACTACACTCCGGAGGATGTTTGGAGAGGATCCGAAATGGAGATTCAAGGGTCACGCTGAAATAATGTTTTGGCGATGGGTGACATCCTGGGCTCGCGCGTGTAGAAAGCCGTCCGACTTGGGATTCGATGACTCTGATTTTGTTTTACCCCAATTAGAGGAAGTTGAATCACTGGTCGAGGCTGACTCCATGCCGGAGGGATATTTATTTCATCTGCCTGCAAATTCTTTACCCGAGCAAAGAGAAGAGAAGAGGAGAACGATAAAAGAGAGATGTGAGAGAGTTTTAGAAATTGTTTCCAAAAACAAAGGTCAAACCGTCGTATGGTGTCAGCTTAACGACGAGGGTGATTGCCTGGAAAAAATAATACCCGACTCTATACAGGTGGCCGGAAAAGACAGCGACGATAAAAAGGAAAAAGCTTTTATCGACTTCGCCTCTGGAAGTATTAAAACGCTTATCACTAAGCCTAAGATCGGAGCATGGGGCATGAATTGGCAAAACTGTAGCGATATAGTTTATTTTCCTTCTCATTCCTACGAGCAATATTATCAAGCGGTAAGAAGATGTTGGCGGTTCGGACAGAAAAACAAAGTCACCGTAAATATCGTTTTGACTGAAGGAGAGCGCAAGATAATGAAGAATCTACAGCGCAAAAACGTCTCTGCAATGCAGATGTTTGAAAACCTAGTAAACGAAATGAATAACTCTTTAGAGATTAAAAAAGAGAATGAATGTGTGAATGAGGGAGGGTTGCCACAATGGATATAAAAGAGCAAAAAGTAACCGACAAGTACGCGCTATACAATGGAGACTGTATGGAGGTCATGAAGGACATGAAAGACGATAGTGTTCATCTGTCGCTGTATTCTCCTCCGTTTGGAGGTCTCTATAATTATTCGAGCGATGTAAAGGACCTGTCAAACGCATTAGGGTATGACGACTTTTTCGAGCATTATCGATTTGTGGTAAAAGAATTAAATAGAATTACTTTACAAGGTCGAATAACCGCTGTTCATTGCACGGATATTCCATCTTCGAATACGGGCAAGGACTATTTAATAGATTTCCCTGGAGACGTGATACGAATGCATAGGGAGGAAGGATGGGATTTCATAGCTAGACATACTATTTGGAAAGAGCCTCTGTGGGTTAGAAATAGAACGATGGTGAAGATACTTTCCCACATGACCACTGTTAAAGATGCTGCTTATGCTGGGGTTGCCTCTGCGGACTATCTTTTGGTATTTAGAAAAAAAGGAGAAAACCAAATACCTATCGAGCATCCGACCGGTTTTGAATTCTACGCGGGAGAATGTCCTATTCCAGAAGAGTTTTCCATGTACAAAAACTGGGAAGGAGACCAGAAACAAAACAAATGGTCTCATATGATTTGGAGGCGTTATGCGTCGTCTATTTGGGACGATATTAAAATGGAGAGGGTACTACCCTTTAGAGAGGGTAAAGACCCAGACGACGAGAAACACGTCCACGCGTTGCAACTGGACGTAGTCGACCGATGTGTAATGTTGCGCTCTAATCCTGGAGAGGTGGTGTTTACTCCGTTTATGGGTGTAGGGTCGGAAGTATACGGAGCGGTGATACAAGGTCGCAAAGGAATCGGGGTAGAGCTCAAGAGTAGCTACTATCGTCAAGCGGTGCGCAATATGGAAGCTTCCGAAAACGACACTATCTATAACAGCGATAAACAAATCGATATGTTTGGAGATGAGTAATGGATAAAATACTCGACGAAATAAAAGCAGAGCGCGCGCGTCAAGACGCTAAGTGGGGACCACAGAAACACAAGCCTTACGAATGGTGCATGATACTCGGCGAAGAGGTTGGAGAGGTCAATAGAGTAGCCCTTGAGTTGTATTTTGATAAGTTCTATCCGTATACTAAACTCACAAAAGAAGACTATAAAAAAGAACTGATACAAGTGGCTGCCGTTTGCGTGCATATGATAGAGTGCATAGATGATAATAAATGAACAGAGTGCTCTGAGGATGATTTCGAAGGCTAAAAAAATATTACTACTTGAGCCGCAATATACTCGAAAATATATACCGCTAGGCCTCGCGAAAATTGCAACATTTGCAAAGTCAAAGAAAATAAATGTTGAATTCAGCAGAACACATAAACCAGGGTTTGATTTAATTTGCATGACTAGTCTATTTACGACAGAGATAGGCAAAGTGAAGGAAGCTCTAAAGGAGTGTAGTTTTTTTGAGTCCAATACTCATACTCCTATTTTGCTCGGTGGAATATGTGCAACTTTGATGCCTAAGGCATTCGACACATATAGAAATTTAAAAATATTCGTTGGTTTTTCCAAGAGATTAGATCAATGCGTTCCTGATTATAATATTGATTGGGGTGTGGACGAAAAGTTCAAAGATTTTGCCTACGTATTCACCACAAGAGGGTGTCCAAATAGCTGCGCATATTGTGCAGTAAAACGTCTAGAGGGTCAAATTCAGTGGATTAATCCTAGCTGGAAGGCTCATATAGTAGAGTCTAAGGAAAATATTTTAATAAGTGATAATAATTTGTCTGCCTGTGAGGATGGGCACCTGAATGCGGTGGTGGATTATTTGATTGAAAAGAGAAAAGGGGTTCTATTCGATAGTGGTTTTGATTGTAAACATATAACGAAGGAGATGGCTCAGAAGTTGGGACAAATAAAATTTGTCAGACGGGGGATGAGATTAGCTTTCGACAGAATAGAGGAGGACGGTATTTTTCAAAATGCTGTTGAGTTATTAAAAGAAAATGGTGTGATCAAATCTCAAATTATGGCATATGTATTATTCAATTTTTTAGACACTCCTCGAGAGGCTCACTATAGACTGAGCGAGTGTAGGCGATTAGGAATCGGAATGTATCCTCAATGTTACACTCCACTAAATAGAAAAAGCAAAAAAAATAAATACATCGGAAAATATTGGACGAAAAATTTAATTAGAGGGTTTAGATATTATTGGCTTATGGCTGGGTTTTTTAACAAAATGAGTTTCGAAGAATATCTAGGTAGTAATTTAGAAATGAAAGCGAGTCTAACAAGAGAAGACTGGGAAAAGTGGAATTATAAAAATGAATAATTTTTACGCAGTCAGGGAAGTCGTTCAATTTAGAGCGCACAACAAAAATGTTTTTTGTTAACAATTAAATGCCCTGGCTGCGTTTTTTTAAGGAAACCCATGCCAATAAAACCAGAAAATAAAAACCGCTACCCATCAGACTGGGCTCTGCGTTCTCATTTTATTCGGCATTATCGCGCGGACAATAAATGCGAACGGTGTGGAGCGAAAAACCTACATCCGCATCCTATCACTGGGAGCAGGGTGGTGCTTACTTGTG